AAGGCTAAGACTTCCACAGCTGAGAAAGCGACTAAAATTTTCGTAAATAGATTCGTAAATAAACTATCAAATGATGAACTCAACGCACTCAAAAAGAAAGTTTGTCAACCTTAAAAATCCTCTTGTTTCCCTCGTCGACTTCAGAGAGTATCTTAAACTTTGAAGTTTTGACGAGTTTCTCACCATTCTTAGTGACGAATGATTTCATCCGTTCAACTTCACCACGGGGCATTTTCCTGGTGTACTTGAGCGCGACCTTTTTGTTTCCGATATTGAATACAGTTGATGACATTTTTTAATATTTATCTATAATAAAATATGATCGCCTTCATTATTCTCATGATTATCAACGTGTTCATCTTCACCCAGACTGGCGTGAAGGCTCCCGTTTCTAACGGTTGGACTGTTTACGGGACCATGGGTTGTGGATGGACTCGTAAGCAGTTAGAATACATGAAGAAGGCTGGTAAGCCTCACACCTTTGTCGATTGCGACAAGAGTGGATGTGATGGCATGAATGCTTTCCCCACTTTAGAGGGTCCTAACAGTGAGAAGATCGTTGGGTACACCGAGGTTTAAACACCGCGCACGACAGCCATAGAAAGAGCGAGCACGAACGCGTCGAGCATCGTGTTTATCGGTTTAAGAATCGTGATGTGCTTCACGAGGGAGCGGTTCCATACGATGCGTAGGGCAAATGTGCTGATAAGAAGCATGAGAATGAAGATGAGAAATTCGGTGACCGCATCAGACTTCGTCTCAGCCTTGGTAATTTCCTGAATCATTTTATTATTCACGGATATTTTTTTCTGAATGAATTACAAATGAAAGAACTGCCTCTGAGTGGTTCTGAAAATAAGTTCACAAACAGGAGGTGGGGTTCTACAAAGGGTATTGGAAATAATAACTGTTATGCCTACGCGGTGGGTGACTATGAAGCGTACAGGTGGCAAAAATCCATTCCCGGAGATCGTTCGGGACTTTCTAATGGACACCACGACTACACGCACTGCACCGGTCTTCCGAAGCGCGTTATTTCAGATAATCCCACGCGCGTGTATAAAGCCAAGGCCAACGAAAAGTGTAAGAAGGGGTACTTCAAGGTCATGATGTTCGTGTGCCCTGGGCGACCAACAAACTATATTCGTCAAGGTGATTTCCACTTCTACAAGCAACATGGTGTGGTTGAATACAAGGTTAAGCCTGGAGATACCATCGCGTCTGTGGCTAAGTTCTTTAAAGTTCCCGAGTCTCGGATAAAGAGGGCCGGTACGTTCAAAGTAGGTAAGCGTATCGTCTTCAAGGCGAACGTCTTCAGTCACAAGAGGGGGTGGGCGACTGGTCCACTTCTGACTGATGCGAAAGGTAAATCTATTACAGACCCTCGTAAGGCTTCGAGGAACTATCCAGGTTTGAATTACGAAAAGTATTGCTCGTCATTCTGCGTCAAAAACCGTGGGATCAAAGTCGGTCAGACTCACCCCAAGGTCGGAAAGAATACTGTCTAAGTCTAACGTATCCTGTACATCAAAGGTAATATCGAAGAGATCCATCACATTAAACATAGATTCCTCATTCAATGACACAGAATTTGCCGTTGCTGTGTAATTGTTATGAATCGTGACGATAATTTGAAACTGGGAGGTATCAAACACCTTTCTACACGTGGGACACGTATTCTTACCTTGTTCTTTCCATCCCTGTAGACAGTGGGAATGAAACATATGTCCACATCGGATGGGAGGATTTGTCCTCGTACATCTGACTTCATTGAGACATATGGCACATGTCGACATTCTATAGGAAGGTTTTAAAGTTTTTTTCGTGATTTTGCTCACTTAGTATATATCGGGAACCTTAAGAAGAGGCTTGTCGCAGATCTTGCAATTGTCCTTACCCTGCTCCTCCTGAATCTTGGAGAAAAGCTCCGGACCTTGTTTCTGGAGAAGTTGGCGATACGAGTAGTTGTCCTCGAAGGAGATGCCATTCTGCTTCATAACATAGTTGTTGAAGAGTTGGGCGGAGGTGTTCACGGTGAAGCATCGTCCATCAGCCATACCAAGTCGTTGACTCATGTTGTTACTATTACATCAGAAATTAATTTGTCTATTGGTTATCGTTCTCATCCAAGATTGGAATCCTTTCTCTCTGAGCTTTTTGATGAATGGCTCACATTTGTATCCCAAAAAAATGTCGAATACATCCGTCTCCTCCGTCGAAGACACTCGAATTTCGGGATTCTCGTTGATGTGCTGGTTGATGATGTTGTAAGCGAATGCAATCTCCTTCAGGGTCTCTGCACCAGTGATGATGATCTTGCCTGTGCTGAAGATGCTACACGTGATTTCCTTCATATCATGTGCTGGTTTGAATTTAATCTTGACGGCCGAATACCTGTCTGGTTCGAAAGAAACTTTGAAGATGTCGTTGTACTCTTCGAACCAGTCAGCCACCTTCATGAGGTTGATATTGTAGTTGAGGCTGAAGTTGCTGTTGATCATGACCACACGGAATGAATCCACGGGAAGGGTGATCTCCATTCCTAAAAACGTTTTAAAAATATGAACGAGTTGTGTGATGATGCGCTTGCAGTCGAAGAGGTCACAACATCCAGCCACTTGAATACTCCCATTCGGAAACACTTTAACAGACTTTGTGCTATATGAGTCATGATACGTTAGGGTCACTTGATTGTAGAATGTCGTGGGTTTCAATTTCCACTCGAATCCATCAGTAGTTGTCCCCACGCGTCGCATCTTATAGGACCCAATTCGCTCAAAAACTTCACGGAGCTTCTTTATGTCAATCTCTTGGATAAAGCTCGAGACCATAGTGATCGTCGTAATTTTGACCCATGAGGGGCGGATCGCTTCGGGTAGAGCGTTTCGTATCTCATCAAGAGTGAGGAGATACGAAAAACTGTTATTGGCGATTGAAGAATACATACTTTTCGAGATGGATTGATGTCACTTAGGTTTCCTCTAAGCCCAGACGGTTCAAGGAAATATAAAATTATATGTATCAGCGGTATCACGAATAATGGGAGTCTCTTTAACTATTGTCGTGCCATCCGCAGCGAGAATGACAACCTTAATACCTTGAGCTCTATGTTGACAACAATCGACACGATTTGTAATTTTAATCTTTTCGATTTCTTGTTCGGAGCCCAAATCGATCATGAGTTGATCTTTTACGTTTATATCACGTCCCCAGGTATGCGCAAAATTAGACATGTTACCATCGACAAGATTGGAACCCGGGAAAGATTCAGAGTTTATATTTGTGCCGGTGACATTTTTACCGGCTGCTAAATTCGTGGTGCTACCCTTGGCAAATACCTCAACTTCGGCGAGGTTGATGATTTTATGTTTATCGTCGTCGTTACCTTCCGCGTTGGCATCATGAGCCACAGTCTGTTCCAAACGCACGTACTGTCCTCTGGGAAGGACGGGTTCTTTTGGAACCTCCTTTTCCTCTTCCTCTTCCTCTTCCTCTTCCTCTTCCTCTTTGACACACTTTTCACCTGATTTGACGTAACCTGAGCTACATGAATGTAAAACGCAATCACCATATTCGTCGATCACGTAATACGCATTCTCGTCATCACCTTCACATTCATCACCTTCCTGTGGTCTTGTTAAAATCCACGCCGCACCTCCACTCACTACAGACATCACACATGCGAACGAACACATCATGAGAATAAGAATAATCAAAACTTGATCATTCATATAATATGCTTAGAGAGAATATTTTATATAAACTTAAAGATGACTTCTTTTCTGAAGTCGGCCAAGTCCGTGTTTGACATCGAATCTGATTTAGCTTATGTAGAGATCGTGTACGATCGATACAAAAAAGGAAAGGGATACGAGACCTATACCGATTACATCAACACAGAACCACTCGCGGACTGGACGTATCTTGAATCGGAGAAGCGTTCTATTCCGTATGAAAAATTCCTCGACACCATGGTCGAAAAGAGTTTGGAAGTTCGGCAACGTATGGCTGAACTCGCACTTGAAAATATACTATCATATGACCGGGATGACAGAACCTATATACGCATAGTTCACGCCATGAAAATTTTAGATCCAACGTTCCAACCACCCCGTATAAATATGGAAAGTGCTTGGCAGATGGAAATCATTAAAAAGTTGTGCAAAAAGTATGCCCCTCACGCTATTCAGACCTGCACGAAAAAGTCTCGTCTCGAATACTTCTTCAACGTCTTACGTATAGTAGAACTAGAATGAGAATGAGAATGGCTAGGAATATCCAAAAATATGGAATGCTTCTGTTTGATATACCGACGACAGGTTTACGGGAACGTGTAAAACCATAATCGATATTACGACGTGGGTGCACTTTCTTCTCGATGAGGCATGGCTGGATCTCATCCTTACAGAGACCGGTAGTGCAGAATACCGTCTTGTCTTGTGTCCAAACCGAACCATTGGGCTTCACCTCTACAAAATCCTCAAAATTACCAGTCTGTCGCACACCTCCTGGTAAGGAGAAATCGTGTGTGACAAATGGGTTGACGTCGTTAATAGCATCTTCGTCGTTGAGCATAAACTTACTCATCGCTGTTACTACTACTTCAGATTATATTTTTTGTCCGCCATTTTGGATCGATGTTCTTCCCACATCTTATCTAGATCTACGTTTAACATATGCGCCAGTTGAAAGAGATAACTGAACACATCTCCCATTTCCATCATGACGTCCGTGCCTCGTTCCTTCTTAAGTCCCGTCTTCTTATAGGTTTTCTTGTACTGACGAATCGCTGACGCGAGTTCCCCCACTTCTTCCGTCAGGAGAAGCCAAACCGTATCTATGGCTGCACGATCCCAGCCCTTGGATTTACATACTTTTTCAGTTTCCGCTTTGTAATAGTTTAAACTCATAACTTAATAATCCATGGATTATAATCTTTAATTGATACCAATCTTGTCATTAAAATCCATCTTTTTACCAACCGTGCTAGTATTCATAGGTTGATCAAGAGGAACGCTTATGGTGTCTATATCACGAATATACGCGAGATATTGGGAAACACCGGTTTGAATTTGTGATATAGCCGTCGCGATCACGCGGCTATTAAGCTCCTTAACTTGTTCATTCACGCGCTCGTAGTGATCACCAGCGTTATTTATGAACACCATTCGCATGATACCGTACAGGTCATCCGCATTCTGGTAGTCGATGGCGATACCCGTCTTGTTTTTAAAAGTCTGACGAATACCGCGCTGGAGGAGACCGACATTGAATGCCGAAAAAAAGAGGGTGTTCAGTGGGGTCTCACACTGTTTTATAGAATCGAGGTGGAGATTGTCACACATTTAATATAGTCCCCGAAAAAAAATTATGTGACAATAGTAAATGCTGAACTTTGCTGACTTCAACGAAGTATATGCCAGCAAGCCCCCAACGTTTGAAGAAATTCCGTGCCAGCCTCCAGCCTGCTTCGTGGGTTCGTATGCCCCCGTGGCGAAGGCGGGTGAAAATGGCCCCTTCTACGTGAACACCTATCTTCTCCAGCAGAACCGTAAGATGGAGGTCGTCGGAACCGTTGCGGTGAGGAGTAAAGACCTCGAGAATTGCAAGAAATAAGTTAAAAATAAAAGTGGAACTTTAGATATATGAGGGTTGTTAAACGCTCAGGTCGTATTGAGGATATGAAATTTGATAATGTCACCAATAGGATCCGGAATTTAACGAGTGGGCTTTCGGAAAATTGCGATTCAACCAAGGTTGCGCAACAGGTTTTTTCGTCTCTGTACGACAACATCACTACTCAAGAGATTGATATCCTGTCTGCTGAAATTTGTATCGGAATGATAACTTCTGATCCCGATTACGAGACTCTCGCTACTCGTATTATCGCGAGTAACATTCAAAAGGTGTGCCCCAACAATTTTCATCTCGCGATGCGCAAGCTTCACAAGGCTGACGTCATCACCGATGAAGTCGTCGAAGTTGCGCAGCAGGTGAAGGAACACATCAAGACGGATCGGGATTTTGACTTTGGATATTTCGGACTCAAGACGCTCGAGAAGAGTTATCTCCAGAGGGTTGATGGAAAGCTCATAGAAACTCCTCAGTACCTGTTTATGCGCGTTTCGATCGGCATCCACGGTAAAGATGTGCCTTCGGTCCTGGAAACGTATGACAAGATGTCACAAGGCTATTTCATCCATGCCACGCCAACCCTATTCAATGCAGGAACACCGAGACCTCAGATGTCTTCGTGTTTTCTCATCGCAAACAAGGCGGACTCGATCGATGGCATCTACGGAACTCTGACTGAAGCAGCACAGATTTCCAAATGGGCGGGTGGTATAGGTCTCCATATACACGACATAAGGGCTAATAAATCCCGAATCCGAGGAACGAACGGTCAATCTGATGGTATTATTCCAATGTTAAGGGTATTTAATGCCACAGCGCGATATGTAAACCAGGCGGGTCGACGTAAGGGAAGTATCGCCGTGTACTTGGAGCCATGGCACGCGGACATCATGGACTTCTTGGAGTTGCGTCTCAATCAGGGAGATGAAGAGGCTCGCTGCCGGGATCTCTTCTCGGCCATGTGGATTCCGGATCTGTTCATGAAGAGGGTTGAGGAAGGTGGTCAATGGTCCCTTTTCTGTCCCGACAAAGCGAAGGGCCTCTCTGACTGTTACGGAGAAGAGTTTGAAAAACTGTATACAAAGTATGAAGAGGAGGGTTTGGCGAACGCGACTGTTCCGGCGACTGACGTTTGGAAGGCTATCCTAAAGTCCCAAACGGAGACTGGAACTCCATATATGCTTTACAAGGATGCGTGTAACTCCAAGTCGAATCAGAAGAATTTGGGTGTGATTAAGAGTTCAAATCTCTGTACAGAGATCCTGGAGTACACCGACAAAGATGAAACGTCTGTGTGCAACCTCGCTTCTATCGCACTTCCTAAGTACGTCAATAAGGAGACGAAGACTTTTGATTTTGAAAAGCTCCACGAAGTCACGAAGACTGTGACGAAGAACCTCAATCGTGTAATAGATCGTAACTTCTACCCAGTAGAGACGGCGAGGCGCTCCAACATGAAGCATCGCCCCATCGGTCTGGGTGTTCAGGGTCTCGCTGATGTTTTCATCCTGTGTGGTCTCCCATTCGACTGCGAAGAGTCTCGTCTCATGAATGCACACATATTTGAGACTATGTACCACGCAGCTCTAGAGGCATCTTCGGAACTCGCCGAAATTGAGGGTTCCTATGAGAGCTTTGAAGGGTCTCCAGCCTCTCAGGGTATCCTTCAACCGGATATGTGGGAAGGAGTCACGAAGTTCAGTGGTCGCTACGATTGGGACGCTATGCGAGAACGTGTGAAGACGAAGGGTCTCAGAAACAGTCTTCTATTGGCTCCGATGCCCACGGCTTCGACTGCCCAGATTTTGGGGAATAACGAGTGCTTCGAGCCATACACGACCAACATTTACCTCAGGCGCACACTCGCAGGTGAATTCGTCGTCGTCAATAGACACCTGGTAGAGGATCTCAAAAAGGTCAGTCTTTGGTCGAAGGAGATGAAAGATCTCATGGTGAAGGCTGGTGGCTCGATACAAAATATCGTAGATATACCAGATGATATTAAGAATCTTTATAAAACTGTGTGGGAAATTAGTCAAAAATGCATCATCGATATGGCGGCGGACAGGGGTCGTTTTATTGATCAATCACAATCTATGAATCTTTTCATGGAAGCTCCTACCCTTTCGAAGCTTAGCTCCATGCACATGTATGCGTGGAAGTCTGGTCTCAAAACGGGTATGTATTACCTGAGATCTAAGGCAAAGGCTCGACCAATCCAATTTAGTCTTGAACCAGATTGTGTGGCGTGTTCAGCTTAAAGTTTTGACTTGAACAATCGATAGAAGACATGGACAAAGCACTCGAAAATATTCAAATTAATGAATATAATAATCGAAAAATTGTCATAAGCACCAAACAAGGCACACCATTCCGTGTTCAACTTCCGCGTATGTACATGCCGTTTGGTATTTCTGGGTTTGTACCCGAAGTTGGGCCCACTAAATACAACGTCGATTTCGCGATCAAGGGCTTCGACGAAGAGGGGAGCTACATGAAGAAATTCTACGAGTCTCTTCGTGCACTCGAGAACAAAATCATAGACGCCGTCGTCGAGCAGAGTGAGACAATTTTTGGCACTAAAATGTCCAAGGAAGAACTTCTTCCCATGTTTAACTCGAACGTGAAGGAGTCACCCGACCGAGAACCAAAATTTCGTGTCAAAGTTGACACCACGATCGACGATCAGATCAAGGCGAATGTTTTCGACGCGGATAAAAATCCTAAAAAGGATCAAGTGACGAATGGTCTCTACGCAAGAAACAGTGGACATGCTATCGTTGAGCTAAACAGTGTCTATTTCTTGAACAGGAAGTTTGGTTGCACTTGGAAATTACATCAGTTAATCGTCTATGAACCACAAAATTTAAAAGGATTTCAGTTTATTATTTAAAAGTAAAATACTATAAATAGCTTGAGCCTCCTTAAGAAGTTTACCCTGAACCCTGGTGAATTTCTTTGGGTCCAGACCTAATTTAATCTTAGCCACTTTGACAGATTCTTCCCACTTGGCGAGTGTCATCTCTTACTTATTATCCTTGATTATTTTTTTGTAAGCCTTGGTCTTCTTGGAGGGAACCAGGCAAAACGAACCCTTCTGCTCGGACTTCTCCTTCGCGAGGTCGATGAAAGCCTGAAACTTGGGGTTGCTCTTGAGAGACTTCTTAGCCGCCTTGCTCGCAGCCCTGGAGACAATACGACCATCCTTCATCATGAGATCCTTCTTGGTGAGACCACCAGAGGTCTGATTAGCGTTACCATGGAATACTTCAGCGCGAGATCCAACAGTCATTTATATTACGCGCGGAAAATTTTCTTGATGTCCAAGATTGATATTTTGTCCGTCGTCCTGTTCACGGGAATTTGTTTCTCAATTCGCTCATCGTTGAGTACTTCCGCGCACACCAGGGATTTATGTCCCTGAAGAGCCATCATCTCCTCTTCAACGCTCACAAAACGCGGACATTCCTTGTAGATCAACTTTTTCACGTAGACTGGTTGTGTCTGTCCCGTGCGATGACTTCGACCGATAGCCTGTAATTCGGTCGCGGGGTTCCATGAAGGTGCTGTGATGTAGACTCGAGTCGCTTCTTGAAGATTGAGACCCTGACCGCCACTCTTGATCTGAATGATAAAGACAGCACCTCCCTGAATCTTCTTGAAACCCTCGATCTGCCTGACCCGCTCCTCCTTTGGAACGGATCCATCGATTCGAAACACTGGACACGTCAATTTACTCTGGATGTAATTCATCTCACCCCTGAATTGACAAAACACGAGAGACTTTTCTGAAGGATGGGATTCGATCATCTCAAAGAGTGTCTCCATCTTCTTTGATCGACCGACCCACTTTTCAGGTTTGGTCTCGTTTTGTTTAGCGATGCCGTCGAGATACATCTGAGGCCAGATCATCGCTTGACGCGCTCGAAGAAGACACTCCAAGATGATCATATTTTTGGCATTCAAACTGACGGCATTCCTGAACGCGTCGCGGATCGTATCCTGAGCCTCGAGGAACACGACTTCGTAAAGTTGTTTCTCATCTGGATACATCTCCAACTCCACATTCTCAAAGTAGCACGGAGGAAGTCTCAAACGCTCATTGATCTTGGCGAGATCCTCTTTGGTTCGACGCAGAATGTAAATGTCCTTCACTTTGTTCGTCATACCCTGAACGACCGTCTTCGAGAGACCCAAAAATGTGCAGAGGGATACAAAGTCTTCCATGGAGTTAAAAACTGGGGTCCCAGTCACGATCCATTTGATCTGCGTTTTGAGTTGACAGACACTCTTGAAAAGTTTGGATGTTTTATTGCGAATTTCGTGGGCTTCATCGAGGATCACACGGTTCCACTGGACCATGTGAAGCGTCACGTCGTTCGAGGACAGAAGTGAATACGGCGCAATCACGATATCCTTCTTGGCATCATACCTCCTGTCGGGTCCATCAAAAACACATACAGAGAGACTGGGTGCGAATCGATTAATCTCTTCCACCCACTGGGTGATGATGGACTTGGGCACGACGAGCAACGTGCGTGTTTTTGGGTTCCCGAGCATCGTCGCCAAAAGTTGCACAGTCTTACCCAGACCCATCTCATCGCACAAGAAACCACCTTTGGGTCCCGACGTTTGATTTTCCATTGTGAGCATCCAGAGAACACCTTCGCGTTGGTAAGGGGCAAAAAGCCTACCACTCAAGGTGTTCTTAGCAAGCGTGTATTGATCTTCAATCGTCATCGTAGAAGTCTTCTTCGGGAAGTGGTTCAATTTCGCATACAACTGGTTCGGGTTCCTTTTTCTTACGAGTTTTCTTCAACTTAGGTTTCGGAAGTTCATCTACGTGTTCCCGGAAATAGAGAACCTTATCCCAGAACTCGCGCATCACCGGAAGATATTTCTTGAACCATTCGCGATCACGAGGAACGTTAACCACATCAAACTCTTCGGGTTTAGGCCAGTTTGTTTCTGCGGGCTTGTACTGGATAAAATCTGCCGATTCCAAGTCTAGAATTTCCATACAGAGTTGAAGCTGTGGCATGTAATGTTCTGGCACTTCACCCGGTATGATAGCCCTTTGTGGAGGACACTTAATCTCGACGAGTTTTCCACTTTCGGAAACTCCGTCAGGGCTTCCACCCAGCCAATTGTGTTCGGGGTGGGG